CTAAAATGTCTGCTGATGATTATACCTATTTGTATGTAATATATAAAAAAGGATTTACTCTGTTAAACAACCTTAATCTTAAACCAGATTTAGAAAAATTGCAAAGAGAAGGATATGTAAAGCTCGGTGAATCTCCTGCTAGTCATACGATTAGACAAGAGTTCATCGATCTTTTCATCTCTGATTTTGATGCAATGTTTGCTGAGTTGTGTGGTACATATCCATTTAAAGTTAATTCTCCTGGGAGAGGTGTTAGAGTGTTACATGCTATTGATCCAGATGCTAAGTCTAATGTAAAAGCAAAGAACAAGTATAAATCTATTGTAGGGGGTAAAGCTCACAAGCACAGATCTATCATGAATTGCTTAGACAAACAATTAACTGTAGATAAACATAATTTAGGTTATCTGCAGAATTTAGAAGTCTGGTTAAACAACCACACTTGGGAAAAATACGAGAATTTAAACGAACAACAACAAACAGAAAATGGAGAACAAGGACAAAGGCCAAGAATTACAAGAACTCTTTAAATCTAGAGGGTTTTCAAGCATAAAAAAATCAGTAGATACATCCATTAATGACGTAAGAATGGGCATGTTAGGACAAAGAAAAGTCTTACCAACTAAATGGAAGCGCTTAAATAAGAATTTATTAGGTGGATTACAACCTGGTAAAATGTATGTTATAGCAGGGAGACCTGGAGTAGGTAAATCAGCATTTTCAAACCAACTTATATTTGACTTATTAGATAATAATCCTGATAAGAAAGTAGTAGTACTATATTGGAGTTTCGAAATGCCTGGTCATCAGCAAATACTTAGAGCTGGATCAAAAGACGTTAAGAAACAAGTATTAGATTTATTATCTGTAGAGACTAAGTTATCAGAAGATGAGTATGAATTATATAAAGAAAAAGTAGAAGTATATAAGAAATACCCTATATTGTTTAATAACATACCTAGAACTATAGATTATATTAAAGATACGTGTGTTGATATGACTAATGCTTTGCCTGATAGGCTGATTATTAATGTATTTGATCACAGTAGATTAGTAGCAGGTAACTACAACAATGAGTTAGAAAAACTTGATAAATTATCTAAAGGATGTATGTGGATGCAAGCTAAAATGGGAGTTATTAATATACTCTTATCTCAGCTTAATCGTAACATAGAACAAGAGCACAGAGCTAAAGCTCAATACCAACCGTTACTAACAGATTTATTTGGAGGTGACAGTGTAGGCCAAGATGCTCATGTTGTTATGATGTTACAACGACCTTATGATTTATATGGGATTACAGAGCTATACTGCACACATGATCCAGTAGGATTATTAGCAGTACATATAGAAAAGAATAGAGATGGATTATTAGGAATGCTTCCGTTTGAAGCAGATATGAGCACATTTACAATTAATGAACGAACTAAAATTAAATAATTATGATTGAAATACTAGTATTATCCGTAACGTTTGCTTTTGGGTTTTTAACTGGAGCAGTAGTTGGAGTAATTGCTTTACTTAAACCTTTAAGAAAAACACAAAAAAACTTAGAAGAATATAAAAATTTACATCACAAAAAGTATGATGAAGACAAAGAATACAGTGCATACTAACATAGTAGTGATTTGGCCTAGTTACACTATAGCCTAGACTTGTTGTCAGGCCTTAATCTGAATTATAATTAAGCACTATTTTTCAGTATTTTTTTATTGCAGGCCAATGATCTATAACATGTAAACAGGGATTAGTAATATGGTAGAGCTATTAAACATCTATCCTAATCCGACCGTGGTGTAACCCTGTGACTCGTGTTTTACTAATTTAAATAATTTAAAACAATAAATATGATAATACCTATCATTATGTACTTTTTGCTATTTATAGCAACAGCAATAATTATATTTAGCTGTATTGAAGGAAGTGCAAGAACTAAAAGAAACTTAAATCTATTAAACAAAATAAATAAAAATGATAAAAATGAAATTACCAACAAAAAAAGTTAAAGCTAGTCGTAAATCACCAAAACACATGATAATATATGGAGCTCCTAAAATAGGAAAAACTTCAATATTAGCAGAACTTGACAATTGTCTAATAATTGATCTAGAAAACGGATCAGATATGATAGATGCATTAAAAGTAAAAGTAAATAATTTAGCTGAGCTTTTAGAATTAGGTAAAGCTATTATGAAAGAAGGAAAACCATACAAATACGTTGCTATTGATACTATTTCTAAGTTAGAAGAATGGTGTGAAGCGGACGGAAAGAAAATTTATATGAAAACTCCTATGGGTAAAAACTTTGATGAAAAGAATCCTGGTATGTCAATTCTATCACTGCCTAACGGCGCTGGCTATTTATATTTAAGAATGGCCTATAAAAAATGGATAGACAATTTGAATAAACTAGCGGATCATGTTATATTAGTTGGACACTTAAAGGATAAGATGCTTGAAAAGAACGGTAAAGATGTTGCAGTAAAAGATATTGATCTTACTGGTAAAATTAAGCAAATAACCTGTGCAAATTCAGATGCTGTTGGGTATATATACAGAGAAGGAGAAACAACTATGATTAGTTTTGATTCTTTAGATGATGTTATAGCTGGTAGCAGATGCGAGCACTTAAAAGGTAGGACCATGCCTTTAGAATGGTCAGAGATATTTATAGATTAATTAATTAAACACAAACAAAATGATTGAAGCAAGACCCAACACTAGCGTAGAGAACGCTAATGAGACTCCAGAGGCAATCTCTGTAAGTATGCTGCTAAAAGATTTAGCAAACGGCATAGGAAAAAAAGGAATGTGCGAAAAGTACAATGTAAAAAAATGGGAATTAGACGAAGTTTTTAAACATTCTTCATTAAAAGGTAAAAGACCTGCACATGTTAAGAAACTTTCTTTTACATTTGTAGACGATACTGGTTCAGAACCAGTAATAGTTACCCCAAGTGATTTAATGTCAACATCAGAAAATGAAAACATTGAAGATATACCAGGATTTGAAGGTACTACAGACCAGTTAGAAGAAATTACTATAAACCCTAATCAAGTAACTTTAGAACAAGCTATAGACGATGCTATTGAAGTAGTTGAAAATGTTAAAGCTGAAATGGTAGAAACAGAAAGAACTGTATTAGATATATTGAATCCTACAGAATTTGATACAGATCATGATGATTTAGAAATACCAACTATGGGTGAGACTTTAGATCTAGTAAAAGAGCAAGAGATGGAAGCAGGAGTAGAAGTAGAAGTAGAAGAAGATGAATTCGATTCATTTCAATTATAAACCAATAAATAAATAAATAGATATGGCAATTAAAAGCAACGCAAGTACTGAAGCAGTACAAGGACAAGGAATGAAGGTATACTCAGGTATTTCTAATTTTAATGTTATCGCAGTAAATCCAACAATGTCGGAATTACATGCATTAGACATTAAAGTTAAATCTGAACCTAATTATCAAGTATCATTTAACAATGTAGATTACAATAAAATTGTAATATGGGTTAAAAATGAAGACTTATCAACTAGAGTAGAAATTTTATTAGCTGGTGAACACAGAGTTTCAAAAGCAGGTAAGAAACAATGGATTAATGCATTTGGTCAAACTACATGGTCTGATAATGCACCAGCATATGAATGGTGGAAAAAAGATGGGGAAAGACCAGCATATATTGGAGAAGAGACTTTAATTTTCTTTACTAAAGCATGGGCTAATGTAGCAGCAGGAGATGAAGTAACTTTTGAGACTATAAAGAATATAGCTAATGGTGATGTAAAAGAAATCAAAGCTCTTGTTTCTGTTTTAAAAGACAATCAAGTTAGATTATTGATAGGAGTTAAAGATGGTAAATATCAAACAGTTTATAGTAAGCAGTTTGGTAGAATTAAACCACAAAGAGATGATTTGTTTATAAAAATGTTAAAAGATGATTATGGAACATTTAACGCAGATTTTAACGCAGATCTTAAATGGGGAGAACATGTACCAACTGCAGATCTAGTAACTCCAGACGCCTTAAATGAGGATGATGACTGGACTATGCCAGAAAAGCCAATGAATGAAAAGCAAGTTGCAGAAGAAGCTAATCCTTTTGCATGATAAAAGCTAGAAGCAGTGATGATTACTTACACACCGATGTCATACTTAGAGAAATCTCTGAGTATGACATTTTTGTGTATTACTGCCCAAGCTTTAAACAATTAGGAAAACCTTTCTGTAGTGAGTTAAGACAAGATAGAAAACCAACTGCATCTATCGTTTCCTGGAAAGGCTATTTATTGTATAAAGATTTTGGGTGTTCAGAACATTCGTTTAGCTGTTTCAGGTATGTAATGTATAAATATACATGTGATTTTATATCGGCTTTAAAAATTATAGACTGCGATTTTAATTTAAATCTAAACTCTCGTAAAGAAGAAACTTTATTTACTATGGGGGTGATGGGTTTAAGGCAAAAACAACCTAGAATATTAGAAACATTAACAATTATAAAGAAGAAAAGACGGCCTTTTTCGGAAGAAGATGGAAAGTTTTGGTCAAAATACTTCATCAGTAAGAAAATATTAGTTAGATTTGGCGTCGAACCAATAAGCCATTACTGGGTGAACCAAAACAGATTCAGTTGCAAGTCAATTACTTATGCTTTTAAATTAGGCAAACGCTTTAAAATCTATGCTCCTTTAGAGTTAGATTACAAATGGAGCAGTAATACAAAATCTACTGATATACAAGGATTCAAACAATTACCTAACACAGGTAAACAATTGTTTCTTACTTCCTCTTTAAAAGATGTTATGTGTCTCTACGCTGCAGGTTATAACGCAGTCGCTTTTCAAAGCGAAATGCAAAATCCTGACGAAAAATTAATAAAAGACTTACATGATAGATTTGAAGAATTAGTTGTTTTCTATGACAATGATTATGATAATGAAAACAACCCTGGACAAACTATGGCCAGGAAAATCTGTGAAAAGTTTAATCTACGTAATATATGTATTCCAAATAAATACAGGTCAAAAGATCCGTCTGATTTGGTAAAGAATGTTGGTTCACTTAACATTTTAAAACATATTATACATGAAAAGACAAGATGTAATTGAATTTCTAAGGAATAAGACAGGTTATTTAAAGAAAGGAAACCAATGGGTAGCCAATAAATTAGGTATAGAGTTAAGTTTAGCCGCTGAATGTAAAAAAGAAGTAGCAGCTGACACCTATAAAAAGTACAAAAGCAACGTACAAGAATTCACAAATGAGAATATAAATGAGATTACTGATAAAGGCTTTAACATGCACTTGTCAGAAATTGGCTTAAAATTAGAAGACGTTAAGTCTGTAAAATTTTGGCAAACTAGCAAAGGTGACCATAGATACTCTGTTGTTCCGTTAACCGGATGGCATGAGTTAGAGTCTGAAAAAAATGCATTTTTAGAACAAGTTAAAAAGAAGTCACCACAAGTTAGTAAATATTCTTACAAACCTAAAACAAGTCCTTCTCTGGGTGTGTTATCCTTACCGGATATACATTATGGAAAAATTACGGGTGAAGGCCCGGAAGCTATAGAAGAGCACTATATGCAAGTAGTAATGGAACTATGGGAGAAAGCAAAAGGATCTAACATAGAAAGATTATTAATGCCTATAGGTAATGACGGTATGAATTCTGAAGGTTTGAGTAAAGCAACTACTGCAGGAACACCTCAAGATGATTATATGGGATGGAGACAATCTTTTAGAGGCTATTGGCAACTAATGGATACAGCTATCATATGGTTATCAAAGAAAATTCCAGTAGATGTTGTTATTGTGCAAGGTAATCATGACTTTGAGCGTATGTTTTATATTGGAGAATTGTTAGAGTCTAGGTACACTAACAACCCTAATATTACAGTTGATAATTCACTTGATGAGAGAAAGTACTACCAGTATGGGAAGAATATGTTTTTGAATTTTCATGGAGATAAAGTAAAGAGGAATAATATCCCTTTACTTATGGCTACTGAACAACCTATTATGTGGAGTGAGTGCATTTTTAGAGAAGCGCTAGTAGGACATATACATAAAGAATTAGTAGATGAAATCATGGGAACTAAAGTAAGGCATATCCCAAGTATATGTGGTAATGATGAGTGGCACAAAGGTAGAGCCTATGTAGGCACTAGACGTGTTGGTCAGATGCATATTTATCACATTGCACGCGGGTACGAAGGAATGTTTCAAGTAAATGTAGTAGACTAATGGCGTGGAAAAGAAAATACAAAAGAAGTAAAATCGTAAATGCTAAAAAAAATACTTACGATGGGATTGATTTTCAATCTTTACTAGAAAAAGGAATGTATAAACTTCTAAAAGAAGCTAACATAGATGTTGATTATGAAAAACATTCTTTTACTGTATTTGATGCTCTAGTATATCCACAAGCATGTTACGAGGGAACAGTAAAGAAGTTGTATAACAAAGGCAGTAAAATAAGACCTATAACTTATACACCAGACTTTGTAGACCCTAACGGTAAATGGATTATTGAAACTAAAGGTTACGCAAATGAATCTTTTCCTTTAAGGTGGAAGTTGTTTAAAAAACATCTTAAAGAAAATAACCTGGCTTATGTCTTATTTATGCCAAGGAACAAAGAACAATGTAAAGAAGTACTAGAGTTAATAACTCAACTGTAAAGCGGGGATACGTAAAATTGTGCGCTATAGTATCCAAATGAAGGACTCCTTACCAGGGGTCCTTTTTTATTAATCAATTAAAATTATATTATGGACAAGGATGAATTGCAAAGAATTGCTGAAAAATTAGAAAGCTTAGAAATACAACTACGGGCTGATTATGGATTAAACAGAATTAGTGGTGGATTTGTATCCATAGATATGCAGGATTTCAGTAGTACCACAATATACGTATCTGTAAAAGATGGGATTCAAAATGATGTTACTAACAACGTAAGGACTGAAACTCTAAGAATAGATAGGAAAACTTTAGAATTTATTAATTAAAACAATTAAAATTATGGCAAACTTAGTAAGCCCTTGCTGTGGGGGAGAATACACAGATAATGATGACGGACCAAGTTACTGCTGCGGTTCAGAGATAAAGCAAGGACTTTGCACTGAATGTAAAGAGCATGCAGAACCTGAAGAAGGGTGTATATGTGATACATGTGAAGACTTCTTTGAAGAAGCTATGGAAGATTATGAATACGCAGAAAAACAACATGATTCCTTTTTAGAAGATCGTATGGACGCAGAGAGAGACGAAAGATGATAGAAGATATTACTAGAAAGTCTATGCTTATAAGGCCTTCTGGCAGGTCTACAGATTTTATAACACCAAGTTTTGGTTATGGCTGTTTATATAACTGTTCTTATTGTTACATGAAAAGACATAGGCCAACAGGTCTTACCGTAGCAACTAATACAGGAGATATACTAACAGCTGTAAATAATCACGCTTTCTTTACCCCGGTAGACAAACCTAATCAAACTCATGCAGACTTTACAACATATGATATTAGTTGTAATGAGGATTTTTGTCTTCATGCTAAGTATCATCAGTGGGAAGATATATTTGAGTTTTTTAAAGATCATCCAATAGCAATGGGGTCATTTGCAACAAAGTTTGTAAATAAAAAATTACTATCTTTTAATCCTGAAGGTAAGATACGTATTAGATTCAGCCTTATGCCACAAAAAATGGCTGATATACACGAACCTAACACATCTAAGATTATTAATAGAATTATGGCAATCAATAAATTTATAGATGCAGGGTATGACGTACATATAAATTTCTCTCCAGTTATTGTTACAGATACATGGATAGAAGACTACACAAAATTATTTGAAGATGTTGATAGATTAGTGAACAGGAGATATAAAAACAAAGTTTTATCTGAAGTTATATTTCTTACACACAATTTTAAAAAACACATAGCTAACATGCTTGCTACCCCGGCAACAGAAGAAGACCTTTGGGTTCCTAGTAAACAAGAAGCTAAGATTTCACAATATGGTGGAGAAAATGTACGATACAAACTTGGACTTAAGTCTGAGTATATACAAGAATTTACAGAATTACACAATCAAATCATACCTTGGAACACTATAAGGTATATATTTTAAAATATGGAAG